GCCTGATGCACCTGAAGGTAAAGAAGTGGTCTGGTGGTATCCACCGGGATGGGTTATTCGTGATCCGAAGCCAGTAGAGCGTGAGGGCTACAAGTGGTCTTGGTCGCAGTCGTCCGAGCAGTGGGTTGAGTACGCGCTGCCGGAGACTGTGGTTGAGGTCGAGCCGCTGACATCGACAGACATCTCGGCGCTGACTAGCGGTGACATCTCGGCATTAACTACATCACAAATTAGTTCGCTCTAATCATGGAAGACTTGATCACAAAAATTGCCGTCGGCATTGCAGGTCTTGGCGCTGGCGCTTGGGGTATGTACCAGAAGGTGAAGGCCGACAACCGCAGCAACCATGCGGCTGACGTTACTGGCGCTGCGTGGCAACAGGTGATTGCCACCCTGCGTGAGGAAGTCACACGCCTGTCAGAGAGGCTGGCTACCGTGGAGGAACAAAACCGCAAGTGCGAGGAGGCGAATCACGCGCTGCATGAAGAGATCATTGCAATGAAGAAGCAGTTGCACTTGTTCTGATGTGCTAGACCCGGTCACCATCGCTGCGGCCTACAAGGCCTGTACCACGGCGATTGATCTGGCCAAGAAAGGTGTCGAGCTCTACAAGCAGATCAAGTCAACAAGTGGTGATGTCAGCGATGTACTGAAAGACCTGAAGGAGCAGTACAACAAGATCGTCAGCCCTAGCAAGGAGCAGACAAGGCAGTACCAGGAAGAGGTAAAAAAAGTGCAGTCAGTTGCCGCAGCAGCAGCAGCGCCTGACGATGTGCTGAATGACATCTGGTCAAATCTTGGCACCTTCATTGACCAGTACGAAGCGCTTGCTGCTTTGTATGTGCAGAGCGAGGCGGCAGCGAAGGAAGTCTACCGAGGCGACATGTCGCTCGGTCGCAGGGCGCTGGAGCGCATCCGGCTTGAGTCAAAGCTGAACGAGATGCTGGCGCAAGTGCGGGAGCAAATGGTCTACAACACGCCGCCAGAGCTGGGGTCTGTGTGGTCGAGGTTTGAGAAGGCGTGGACTGACATACAGAACGAGCAGGCCGAGGCACTAGCAGTAGAGACAAGAAAACTACAGGCGGCTAGATGGCAACGAAGGGCAGCAATAAATCGGCTCAAGGCGCGTCTGATTTACGTTGGAGCGATCGTGTTCGTGGTGCTGTGGGCAGTGGGTCTAATGTGGCTGATAACAAGAAGCGCGATTCAGAGGACGTACCTTGGGCTTTGATCGTGACGGTCATGGCCGTCCTGCTGATGTTCTTCATCATCATGCCCGTGCTCGCCGTCATGTATCACGACATGTATTTCGCTACCCAGGCCGCGGTGCATGAGGTCAAGAAGATGAAACAGTTGAGGCGTGAAATTCTAGAGGAGCGCAGTACAGAACCCAACAGGAGGTATTGATGCTGACACTAGCGCAGCTGAAACAAATGATCCCGCGCAACCCTTATGTCGCCGAGTGGCATGAGGCACTGGCGCAGCCGCAGGAAGAGCTCGGCGGCTCGACGCTGCTGGATGACTACGACATCAACACGCCGAAGCGGATCGCTGCTTTCGTTGCGCAGTGCGCCCATGAGTCTGGCAACTTCATGGTGCTCAAAGAAAACCTGAACTACAAGCCGGCCACGCTGCGCCGGATCTTCCCCAAATACTTCCCGACTGACGAGATCGCCGAAGAGTACTGCCGCAAGCCGAACAAACAAGAGGCAATCGCCAATCGTGTCTATGCAAACCGCATGGGCAACTCTTCTGAATTTGACACTGCAGATCCACCAAGCAAATGGATTGGCCGAGGAATTTTGCAGCTCACCGGTCGTGCGAATTACCAGGCATTCGCTGATTCGGTGGAGATGGACATCAACGACGTGCCGGCTTACCTGGCTACGTTTGAAGGTGCAGCGCAGTCGGCCTGCTGGTTTTGGGAAACGAACAAGCTCAACCAGTGGGCAGATGCAGGCGACATCTTGACCCTGACCAAGCGCATCAACGGCGGCACGATCGGATTGAACGATCGCATCAAGCACTACAACCACGCGCTGGCAATCATGCAAGGGAGTCACGCATGAGAGCCCTTGCCATCGCCCTACTGATCGGCATCACGATCGGTGCCTGCGAAGACCGCTTCAGGTATCCCTGCCAGGACAACAAGAACTGGAACAAGCCCGAGTGCCAGCGCCCGACCTGCGCAATGACCGGCACCTGCCCCGATCAGCTGGTACCAGCTGCTGACTTTAAGCCGGAGGAACAGAAATGAAATGGACACCTGACTTGATCGATTCATTTATCAAGCTAATTATCGGCGCGACCTTCTGCTTGGTGCTGCTGATGATGAGCAGTCTCGCCATGTACTCGGTGGTGTTTGTGACCCAGCCTATGGTCGGCATCGCGCCTGCCGACAAGCAGTTCTTCATGCTGCTGTCGGACATGTCCAAGTACATCCTCGGCGCACTGGCCACGCTGCTTGCCATCAAGGGCAAGGACGGCGTCGCCAAACTGATTGACCCGCCGCCTGGCGTATCGAAGGCCAGCGATTGGCAAGACCCGCAGCCGCCTGCTCCAAAGGCTGCAGCACCAGCTCATGCGCCTGTGCGCATGGAACCGCAGCTTGAGACTGCACCCGTCGTGACCGGATTCGGTGGCAAGAAGGCACCGCCCCCGGCCCCTGAACCTGAGATCTGAGGAGGTAACCATGAACACCCTAGTGATGATTCGCATGCTGGTGACCGCAGTCGCCAGCTTGATGCTGGCATTCAACGTCCACGCTGGTGGCGAGATCAAGAAGGTCTGCCGGATGGAGAAGGATAAGACCGGCAAAGAGAAAGAAGTCTGCCGCGAGGTGAAGGTGCATAAGAAACTCGAAGGCAAATCTGTGCCGGGTCAGAAATGAATCCCTACTTTCTTGCCGGTGCCGTTATCGCCGTCGCGGTCGCCGGCAGTTCCGGGTACATCAAGGGTGCGTCGCACGGCAGGGCCGAGGTGCAGCAGGCCTGGGATCAGGAGAAGGCCAAGCTCGCGGAGGAGTATGCCAAGGCGCAAGCCGCTGCGCGTGAGAAAGAGCAGCAGCTGCAGGCCCAGGCTGACCAGTTAAGAGAGGATGCGAATGAAAAGCAGAGGAATAGTAATCAGCTTGCTGCCGCTTTGGCTGACAGCGTGCGCAAGCGCCCCGAGCGCACCGCCCCGGCAAGTACCGTGTCCAGTACCGCCGGCGCTGTCTGCCCCGCCTGCAGCTGCACGGGAGCAGAGCTTCCTCGGCCCGATGCAGAATTTCTTATCAGGGAAGCTGCCCGAGCAGAGGAACTCAGGATCGCCCTCGACCACTGCGTCAGACAGTACGAAACCCTAAGAGCTCGCTGACTTCACCAGCGCGGCGCCACTCCTTGCGCCATCTCCCACGCGCTGGTGTTTGCCCCGGTCAGGCACCGGGGTCTTTTTCGATCGCTGGCCCGAGCGCTTTGAGTCGGTTCTGGTAGCGCTGTCCGAACGGCAGCCGCTCGACCATACTCATCCGATCAAACGTCACCTGGTTGGCTTCCTTGAAAAGCCGCAGCTTGGTCATCCGATCTCTGGCCGGCAGCTTGGCAGTGCGGCACATCTGGTCGGCTAGGTCATCGTAGGCAACGCCCCACTCCATCATGCCTGGGTACTCGGAGTGCTTGGTCGGTGCGTCGCCCTCCTTCTTGCCAGGCACCATCAGCAACCACGGATCTACCACAGCAGGTTCTGCAGCAGGTTCTGCAGATTCTGCAGAATCGTTCTGCAATTCGACAGCGAGCTCGGCGAGCTCCACCAGCTCGGCCTCTTCGACAATCGGCGCGAGCTCGACCGGTGGTGGTGCCGGCGGCGCGATGGCATCCAGCGGGTTGGCCGGCTTGGCCGGGGTGACATCCCGCTCTTTCGGTTTGGCCTCGTCTGGGTAGTCGGCTGCCTCCTCGGCGGTGATCAGCCCCTTCAGCACGTCAGGAAAGGCATCACGCAGCGCGAAGCCCCTAGCTCTCATCTGCAGCATGCGCTTCGGGTACGCCTGCCACGGCCCCTGCTTACCCCATAGCCCTGCCCGCTTTGCATCCTCGACGCTGAACCTGGCGATCACCGGGTTGCGCCCTTTGCGTTTGGCAATGCAGACCGCGACCGGGTTGGCAGTGCCTTCGCCTTCAATGTGCTCATCAATGCCATCACAGACCGGCGAGGCCTGCACCAGAGCCATCATGGCGTCACCGTAGACCGAGGGCTTGCCGTTGATGACGGCGATGTTTTGCAGCGCCTGCATGGGCGCCAAGCCGAGCTCGTAGCCCCATTGCACGCAGACCATGATGTCCTGCGGTTTGCCCTGGTAAGCGCGAGGCACCATGCTGGACTCAGCCAGCATCTTCGAGAACTCCATTGCTTCGCCCATCGTGGCCGGTGCGAAGCCCTGCCGATTAGTTGTAGTCAGCTGCATCGCGCTCTCCCTCCGGCAAGAATGCTTCGATGGTGTACAAGATCAGCGCGGTAAAGCTCTCAACGATTTCCTCGGCCTCCTCTTCGCTGCATTTCGGAATGGTGTTCAACAGCGCGACAACGGCGCGTGCGTGGGCTGCTTCTAGTTTTGTTAGTTCGCTGTGTGTCATGCTGTAATCTCCTTTACTGATAGGGTGGATTGGCGAATGCTGTAAGCCTCCTTGGCTGGCACGATCTTCTGCGGCTGTGCCTTGAAGCCGCGCATCGGCCATTTGATTTCGTACTTGCCGGCGATGCCTACCTTTGCCTCACCTAGCAGTACCTTCAGATCTTTCTCTGCATCAGCGCGATCGGTCTCGGCCTGCTTGGCTCGCTTGTTGGCGTCCAAGATCTTCCAGGCCAAAAGCTCGGCTTCGCTGTCGAGCTGGACGGTCTTCTCTTCCGCGACCGGGAACATGCGGTCGGCATCTGCGCTGTTGGCCGGCGGGTAGAAGTCGATCTCGCCGCTGGCTTTGAACTTGTCCAGGCGACGCTGGAAATCTTTGGTCACCTGGGTGATGGCCTCTACCGTTTGCTGGTGTGGCGCGAACAGAAAGATGCGCAGCTGGGTGCCTTGGTACAGCACGCAGACCGCGCCCCACTTGGCCTTGACGATGTCTATCTGACCTTGCAGCTGGATCGGGCCTCGATACAGGGCCGGCGCATTCTCCGGCGACACTGCGGTCAGCTTGGCCTCAAGGACGCCGACGCCGTCGAGCTGAATGCTGTCCTGGCCAATGACAAAGATGCCGGCGTCAGGGTCGGTGGTGATCACCTGGCCGCGACCATCAGCAGTGGCATCCAGGCTGCAGCACAGCGGCAGGTCGGCATGGAAATGCGCCTGGTCGTGCTCGGTCACTAGGTCAACCAGCTGCAGGCGCTCGGCGGCTTCCCGCAGGATGACGGGCTCCAAGCGATCGCCCCAGGCCATCGATTCGTTTTGTTTATTGGTGCGCTCGTCGCCCCTGATGGCTGCGATCGAGAGCTCGAGCTCGTCGTTGGGGGTGCTGTACTTGGACAGCCCCATGAGTGCCGGTAGCCGGCTGCAAGACAGCATCGTGTCCGGTGTTTTTTTACCTGCCATTTAGTTCTCCTCCTCGTTCAGTGCGTACACGCGAATGACACGGGCGTGCGCAGCTGCATGCGTGGCCTCGGTGAACCCTATCGCCTTGAATTTTTTTGACTTAAAAACCGACCCGAGGACGCTCGGGTGCAGTTCTGCAGGCAAGCGCACCTGTGACCGAATGTCATTGATGCACACTGACCCTCTCTCCCGAGCGATCTCAACAGCTAGTGCTCGGCAGTGACTCAGGAACGCTGTGTCTCTCTGCTCAAAGAGAGTCAGCTGGGCGTCGCGCAGGGCGCGGCCCATTGTCAAATTGGTCATGGTCGCCCCCCCTACTCAGCCAGGCAGGCGAAGACCAGCATCGCGCCGAACAGCGCGAAGAGGATTGTCTCGAAGATGGATTCGGCCAGCTGCTGGCGACGATAGGCGTCGAGCGTGGCCTTGATCCGCTGCTCCGACCAGGGCGTCAGAGAGTCGTGCTGCGGCGCGGGAGTCTTGTGTTTGCCGACAAAATAGTCGGAATACAAA